AGTTCCACCACCACCAGCAAACTCAATCTGATCTGTTGTTCCTACAGAAGGATCAAGATTCAAGAAGACATTATTTGATGTAGTGTTAGTACCATAGAGATCATACAAAATTGCAGATCCACCGCCGCCGCCTCCACCAGTGGAGAGAACCGTGATAGTTCCAATCATTCCACCGTGACTACCACACTGATAATAATATGTACCAGCAGTTGTAGGTGTCCAGGAAGTAGTTGCTGTTCCCTCACCACTGGCAGCAGGACTTGATACACTAGCACCACCATCAGACACCCTGATATACATTGGATGATTGACCCTAGTGGCACTATTATCAAAGGTAATTGTGTCACCCTCATATACAGTAATCGTAGGATCAAGGGAAGCACTATAAGTGTTTCCACGATCACTACCAGTTATCTCATAGTTTTGATTACTACCATCAGCACCAGTAGTAAAATTAAATGTAGTAGGAGTAGTTCCTACCTGAGCATTAATAACTTTGTTTGCAGAATCATATGTAAAAGCAATACCCAATTGTGTGCCATTAACTAATGCTTGACCAGCGGCATCCTTAGCATCATTATCAGTATACTGACTTACATTACCACCACCCTGTCTCAGGGTGATAGTGTTGGCGTCAGTTCTCTCAACTGTAAGACCATCAGCTCCTGTAATTGTAATATCATCTGTGGTGGTTGTAGTTACAGCACCGTTTCTGTTGTGGTTTTCACCTGTTAATCTAAGGTATGCAAAGTTACCACCACCAGACTCAACAGAAACAGAATACAATCTGCTGTCAAAATATAATGTCTCAGTATTTCTCTCTACCTCAACACCACCATAAGTATTTCTTCGGAAGAATACATCATCCTCAATACCGTTAGAATCGGTAAGAGTTAATTCACCATGATCCGTACCAGTTAAAGCAATACTATAAGTAGTATCAGTATTAGGAACAATGTCACTAAGTTTTGCTACCTGATACCAAGAGTTACCAGCAGCATAATGCATTGTGGCAGTTGCCTGAGCAAATGCAAAGGAACCTCTTGCTCCAGTTGCTGCAGGGAAACTTGCAACATCAGCATAATAAAATGAAATTAAACTTGCAGTATCAGCTGTAGTAGTGATACTATTGACACCTGTCAGATTATTACTGGCATCTAAAACCAGTGCAGAATCTGATAACAAGGATCCATTTGTCCCATCAAATAATGCAATAGAATTATCAGTGACTGTGCTAGGAGCACCTACAGTTCCTGATAATGATGTTGAGAATGTAATCTCATTGTTGTTTCTAGTGATATTAATATTACTACCACCTTTCAAAATCAATGCATCAGCACTACTGTCAGACCCTGTTAGTGTAGCACTGGCACCATCAATTTCATCAGCAAAAATCAAATCATAAGTGGTATTCGTATCATTTCCACTGAAAGTAATCGTTCCAGAATTTTCTGTAACTGTAATACCACCTGCACCAGTCAGAGTAATTTGATCTTGCTGACCCGATGCATCACCACTACCTGTCAATCTTAACTTAATATCATTAGAAGCAATATTAACTGCCGCAAATGCATAAGAACTATTGGTATCAGTAAAAGTAACCCACTTCAGTCCAGATCCACTAGAAGCAAGTATCTGATTGTTTAGACCTATACCATCAGACAACGTAATGGTAGCACCATTCAAATCAAGAGTTTCTCCAGAAGAAACTTTTGCACCCTCAGCAAAGGTAACTTTATCGTTACCCGCTAGATTTACTAGTTCGTTAACTAATATTTTTGACATTACATGCCTGTTATACTTTCCTTCAAAGTATTTATATATCTGTTACGGAAGGAAAGAAAACCACCCTGTAGCAATATACTTTATCTGTGTTTCACTTACGATACCATGATGAAAGTGTGTCCATGCTGCTGGCCAAATAACTAATCTTCCTGCTACAGCATCAGTAATTAGATCATGCTGTGGAAAGTTAGTTCCACCACCATCAGTAACAGTATTAAGATAAATCATCCAAACTATCAAGCGGTCACCAAACTCTGCTGAACTTTGTTCACAATGTGGTGTAAAATATCCACCGCCAGGAAAATATTTTTGAATGTTATAAGAATTTCTAAGCGCCCAATATCTTAGAGTGTTTATCTCAGGATTTTTATTCTTATAATCATCAAGATTTTTAACTATAGCATCGCGTATCATACAATCAACGGGAGTGTTGTTTTTAAACCTATTATAAATGTCCCAACTATTCTTTTTCGAGAGATCAACTCCAGCACCAGTTTTTCCTCGTTCCATTCTAGAAGAGGATTCAAAATAAGTTATAATTTCATCACAGTGCTCAAGTGATAGAGCGTTATCATATACCTCAATAAAATTCTTCATGTTAGTAATTACACTAAGCGGATGATCGGAATCGAACCGACGACATCTAACTTGGAAGGATAGCGTTCTACCGCTGAACTACATCCGCAAGGGTGGGAGAGCGTTACTTCCCCCTAGGCTCGCCACTTATTTTTTTGACTGGAAATAAGAAACCAGGCGGGAGTAAACTCCATCCGCACCACCTGCTCTTTAAGGAAGCAGGAAACCATGGGGTCATTTGGATCCACCACCTAGTTTTAGGAACTAGGAAACCCGAGGGGTCGTTAAACCCATCCCGACCAGGGCGAGTTTAGCGTCGTCCCGAGACGCGAATCACGAAAATGTAATCACGTCCTGACCAGATGCACCAGGAATGTTGACTGGTCCAGCAGCAAATACTGGATCAGTCAGATCAAAATTAACATTACTACTATCACTAATGTACTCAGAATAATTTTGAGCAGAAGAATCAGTAGTACTAAACTGCAGTTCATTACTAACAACAAAAGCACGCTTTACTTTCTCAACATCTTCAATGATATTAAGAAGTTTACGAAGATTGGTAGCAGAAGCATTACCAGTCACAGAACCAAGAGCAGAACGAAGTTCTTTCTCAGCAGCATCAAGGCGTTCGTAAGTTGTCATAGTTTTTTCAGGAGGTTTTGCAGGAACGAATTCAGTTTGGTTATTAAAATTAAGCGGTGAGTTGTTTAGCGACATTTTCTTTTACATAGCAGGGAACACGATCGGGGTCTAACCATTTAGTATATTCAAAATCTTCCATTGCTGTAGTCAATTGCATACCGTTGTCGCAGAGATACATGTCAGAGTACCGCTTGGTGTACTCATTTGCTTTCTGGATACGAAAGTCTGGCATACCATTCTCTAGTGTGCCAGACTCAACATAACGATAGGGGAAACGCTCAAGGAGAACTTTCATAATCAAAATGACTTACTGGATAATAGTAGCAGGGTCAGACGAGGATGTCAAGGTCTTTCTCCAACTGAGTTAGGACTACTTCATAGTCATCATCGGCATCTCCAAACAATTGCAATCCATTTACATCATAAAATTCGTAGAGTTTTTTATACAAGTGTGGATACTCATCTTCAAGATTTACAACTCCATCAACAGCATCATTAAGAATTGAAATGTCCTCAGGGAACTTGCGAAGAAGATTTTGTCTGTTCATTATCGTGTATGAAATACACTACTAATTATATCACATCTAAACTCAATATAAATCGGGCATGTAGGATTTGAACCTACGACCTCTCGCTCCCAAAGCGAGCGTTCTACCAAACTGAACTAATGCCCGTTAAAAGACCCGAAGGTCATGAAGATTGAATCATTTCTCTTTTAATCTTATACCAGGGATGAACATAAAGTTTATCTGGTTTATAACTACCCTGCAAATTATCATGTAAATCTTGAATTTGATGACTCATCGTATGAACGACACCTTGCAGGTAAGTAAGTTGACTACGAAGTTCTTGAATTTCTTCGTGAAGTTTTTCGTGTTTCATTTAGTAAAAGTATACTAATGCTTGATGACGGGATCGAACCGCCGACCGCCTCGGTGTAAACGAGATGCTCTACCGCTGAGCTAATCAAGCAGACTCCCAAGGCTGGATTTGAACCAGCGACCAGCCGATTAACAGTCGGCGGCTCTGCCACTGAGCTACTTGGGAATGAAAATAACCGCTGCTGCGTCCAACAGCGGTAGCACCGAGAAGGATCCCACTTCTCTCTCACATGGGTTGGATTTCCGATTCTTTTTTCTCTCGGAGATGTGAGCACGGGTGTCGCCATCCCGTTAAGCCCCCGATCTGATTTGAACAGACGACCTGAGCTTTACAAAAGCCCTGCTCTACCACTGAGCTACAAGGGCAAGGCGACTCGCGAAGGACTCGAACCTTCGACCGACTGCTTAGAAGGCAGTTGCTCTATCCATCTGAGCTAGCGAGTCTCAAGTTTCTTAAGTCTGAAGTACATAGCATAGTACTTCTTCTTAAGTTTGTCAAGGGTTTCCTGATCTTCTTGGAAACCCATGTACTTGAGGAGTTGGGATGACCCCTCAAGTTCACTTAGTAATCGTAACACATTAACTGGAGTTACGTCAAGTTCTCCTGCTGAGAACTCATTCGACGGTCGCATAATATGCTTCGTAGTACTTGACTACGCCTGCCGAAATTTTATTACCTTGTGATACCCAATCATGGGCACACTGGTATATAGACTGACAAGTATACTTAGATTTTCTTGTAGTATCAAGTTCACCACCATACTTTTTAAGAAGAATACTGAGAACTTCTTGCCTGAGTTTCATCTTCTCGTCACTGTAGCGCCAATCTTCTGTCATGAAAGTGAAAGTTTCTTATAGTATTCGTGAGCATAAAGTTCGCGGTATCCCTTGATACCCCAACCCAACCAGTAATATGCTGGGAGCATGTACTGACGGACAGTTTTTCCATGACCTTCAAACTCTGGAAGGTAACGTTGGAACACAGACTCATTAATCATATAACGAGTCTGACCTTCTAGTGTACTAGGATCACATGCAAACTTATCACAGAACTTACCCAAGTTATTATAACGTCCTAGTGATGTCCACTGGATGAGACCATAGCCACCGCGAGTACATTCACTATAAGACACTCTAGCACCACCTTCGCAAACGTTAGCAGTGAAGTTGGACTCTTGTTTGATATTCCCCATGATCGTTGCAAGGGCGTTTCTATCAGTAATCTTGGTATGCTCTTGGAGTTCTTTAAGGACATACTTCTCCTCAGGGGTACAAGAATGACAGTTCCATTTTGGTTCAAACACCACAACTGGAATTCTTACGGGTGGGGGTGCTGTTCCCACAACATGTTTCTGATTTGGCACAAGAAACTGAGCGGTTGCCACAGCACCGAGAAAACCTGCCATAACGGCGGTTGCCATAGGTAGAATCCTCATAACGACTCGATCATCTTACTCTATAGGTAAAGGGTTGTCAACCCCTGGATAAATATCTATACTACGAGCGCACTGCGTTTTCACCCATGAGATTCAAAGAACAGGACATCTACTACCTCATGAATGCCTGTAAGGTATATCAGGATCAAACTGGGTCGGAGTATATGTGGGAACAGTATGACGATTTGATTCAGAAGTTAAAAGCATACAAAGAAGAGTACATCAGTGTACAAGGAACCGCATCTTCAGCAGAAGTCTAATGAGTGTGCCGCGATGTGGCGCGAATGGTTTGAACTGTTTGAAAAGAAAGATCCTAGAGCAAAAGATTTAAGAAAAAAATGGTGCAACTGTGTTACAGAATTTGGTGATCTCGTAGGTCAGGAAGTCAAAACAAATCCTCGTTACAAAGACCTTCCTCGGTGAATAAAATACCTAGATATTGTAGTCGCACAAACTACATGAAGTTTTTCTTTGCTCTTTTAGCAACACTCTTTCTTGCTACACCTGCTTGGGCTGTAGATGTACAAATGGGCGCGAACGGTAATCTGGCATTTGAACCAGCAGAAGTCACCATCTCAGCTGGTGAGTCGGTTCACTTTGTCAACAACATGCTTCCTCCACATAATGTGATCGTGGAAGATCGTCCAGACTTAGGTCACGAATCCCTGGCAATGTTGCCAGGAGAAGAGTTTGATCTTGTCTTTAATGATCCTGGCGACTATACTTATTGGTGTGCTCCCCATAAGGGAGCAGGCATGATCGGAACGGTACACGTTGAATGAAACAGTTTAACACAGTTGTATTAGATATCACTGTGGCAATCTTAGACTTTCTCTACAAAGGGAGAGACTATCAAAGATTCTGGGTGCTTGAGGAAATTGCTCGGGCACCATACTTTGCGTTCCTCAGTGTACTACATTTTCGTGAAAGCATGGGACTTCGCGGTCCTGAGCATTTATTTTTAATGAAACAGCACTTTGAACAGTCAATCAATGAAACAGAACATCTGGAATACATGGAAAGTAGGGGTGGTAATTATTATTGGATTGACCGCTTTGTTGCCAAGCATCTCGTTCTTATCTACTATTGGAGCAATGTGGCTTATTACTGGGTGTCCCCTCGTAATGCTTACCATCTCTCCTATGAAGTAGAGATTCATGCAGCAGAAACTTACGCAAAGTATCTTGCTTTACATGGGCATGACGACAAGATCCTTGAGATTTTGAATGATGAACTACATCACTCAAAAGAATTACATGATGCTATGGAGATGATCCATGTTTAAAAATTGGGGTAAAGATGCTGAACCCCCAGAGTTCACAACAAAAGAAGAAGTACAGGAGATGATTGATGCTGCAATACGAAAACATAATCGTAATGCTTCAATTATCTCAATGTGTGTTGGGTGGGTTGTTCTTGCACTTTTTGCTGAGGGTCTGCTTAGACTCATCGGAGTAATTGATCCTATCTTCCCATGGCTCAAAATCACACTTTAGAATGGATAGGCATAGTCCTCGCGTTGGTTTTTGGGGTAACTATGTTCTGCCAAGGTCATTTTATTTTCCATCAGAAACATGGCTACTCCAGAAAAGAAACCGAAGACCCCGAAGCAAGGGACAGAACAAGAAGACAAATTGAAAAGATCCTCAGAGATCTCAAAAATGATTCATCCACATGATGATCCACCTGATCCTACAGCACACATGGGCAACTATAATTTCCCACAGATGCTATTCGCATTCTGTTTGGGATTTATAACTATGTTTGTGCTTGCTGTAGATGAGATAGATAGTTTTAAGGGATGTCCGCTCCCAGAATATTTCCAAAACGAGGTCAAAGGTTAATGGACAATAGGTTCCAAAGTTTTACAGAAGAAGAAAAAAGAATGTTCGCTGAAGCACTTTGGAGACGCCAAAGATGTTTCATCGCAGGCGACAAAATGTTTAAAAGTTACGAAGCACTTTTAAACGAGGTCCTTGAAGGACTTGATTATCTCCCAGGTAAAGTATTATGAAAGTAGGAATGATTGGTTTAGGCAGAATGGGCGAGGGTATGTCCCGTCGTCTCATTGCTGCAGGTCACGAAGTACATGGATTTAGAAACAACTATGCAAAAGCTCAAGAACAATTTGAAAAGGGTTATATCAGTGGATGTACCACTTCTCTGGAAAGCCTTGTTCAAGTAGTACATCATAATAAAACCACTGGGGAAACTCCTGGTGTCTTCATGATGGTTGTGCCAGCAGAAACAGTAGAGGACACACTCAATGAGTTATTACAGTTTTGTGTGGAAGGAGATATTATTATTGATCATGGCAATAGCAATTTTAAAGACTCTCGCAGACGGGCAGAAAGGTTATCTAAACTTGGCATCGCGTATCTTGACTGCGGTACTAGTGGTGGTGTTTACGGTCTGGAGCGTGGATACTGCCTTATGGTTGGTGGTACAGATACTGCAGTATCCACCTGCCGTACACTCTTTGATGCACTCAGCCCAGGTATCAAGGGAGCTGATAGGACCCATGACGGAAGTTATGTTTGGTATCCTGAGGAGTGGGGATGGATGCATTGCGGCGCTGCAGGCGCTGGTCATTTCGTAAAGATGGTCCACAACGGCATTGAGTATGGAATCATGCAAGCATATGCCGAAGGATTTAACATTCTACACGAAGCAAATGCAGGAGCACAGTACGTCAAAGAAGGAGACGCTGAGGTCGCTCCAATGGATTGTCCACAAGATTATCAATACGACATTAACGTTGCTAAAGTTGCTGAGTTATGGCGTCGTGGTAGCGTGGTTGGCAGTTGGTTGCTTGACCTTACCGCTGATGTACTACGCAGCGATAGAGAGCTTAGCAACTTTGATGGGGGAGTATCAGACTCTGGTGAGGGTCGTTGGACTGTTCACGCTGCTGTGGATCTTGGCGTACCCGCTCCTGTTATCAGCAGTGCGTTGTGGTCACGCTTTGAGTCGCGCCGTCTGGGTGCTTTCACAGCCAAGGTTTTGAATGGAATGCGTGCTATGTTTGGTGGTCATGACGTTCGCTGATGTCATTCTTTGGGCAGCAATACCCTTTGTACTATCCACAATATATTTCGGGCTACGAAAAGGTGAAAATGATTACTACGACTCAGACGACTACGATGGAAACGGAACAGCTCACTAAAGGGATTGTTATCTTCGGTGCCACAGGAGACCTGTGTAAGAAGAAACTAATCCCTGCTCTCTATAAACTCTGGGAGAAAAAACTTCTCCCAGAAAACTTTTTAATTACGGGTGCTGCCAGAAGAGATATTGGAGCACCTGCATGGAAAGAATCTCTTGGTGATTATCCTGATGAGTTTTTAAATCATCTAGATTACATCTCTGCAGATCTCGACAATGTTGATACTCTCACTCGCCTTCCTAATTACCTACACGATAATACTTATTTTCTTTCGGTTCCTCCCGAAAGATATTCTAACGCTATTATCAATCTCAAAGAGGCGGGTAAACTCGATGACCCCGAAGCATCCCGTCTGGTTATTGAGAAACCCTTTGGGTACGATTATAAATCTGCTGATAATCTACAGTCTGTGGTTAGCAGACATCTACGCGAAAAACAAGTCTATCGCATTGACCATTATCTTGGCAAAGATACTGTTAATAACATACTTGCTACTCGGTTTAGTAATATTCTGCTGGAACCACTTTGGAATCGTCAGTACATAGAAGAAATTCAAATCTTTGCAACTGAAACTATTGGGTGCGAAGGTCGCTCTCAATACTACGAAACTGCTGGAGCAGTTAGAGATATGCTTCAAAACCATATCTTACAAGTCCTTGCTCTAGTAGCAATGGAAGCACCATGTCGTATGAATGCTAGGGAATTAAGACGTGAGAAGACAAAAGTTCTTGCCGCTACTAGAATGTCTAAGAACATTATTCTTGGACAGTACAATGGTTACCGTGATGAAGAGGGTGTTGATCCTCGGAGTGCTACTCCTACCTATTTCGCTGGTACTCTATTCGTCGATAACTGGCGTTGGGAAGGAGTTCCTTTTAATGTCATGACAGGCAAGAAGATGCCTTATGGTTGTGTGGAGGTTGTTATTAAACTGAAATCACCACCACAACAACTATTTGTGGGGCATGAATATAATGATCGTATTGTCATGCGCTTGCAACCATCTCCACACTTTGATATTCGCATTGATATGAAAGCACCTGGACATGGTGATCAAGTTGAAACTGCAACTCTTACTCATAAGTATCCTGAGGAAAGAGCAATTGATGGGTATGAAAAACTTTTGTTTGAAGCTATAAATGGTGATCAATCACACTTTATACATTCGGAAGAAGTATTAGAATCTTGGAGGATTGTAAATGATCTTCTATGTACTGGTGAGAAATGTCCAGTTCGCACTGTTCCTTTCCTATACATGCCTGGTAACTGGGGACCATCACACAAAACTGACTTCATAACTAACTGGGACTACCCAGCATAAACTAAATAAAACACAGGTATTTTAACTTATGAAAATCTTTTTAGACACCGCTGACCTTGACGAAATTAAAAAAGCAGCACGCACTGGATTAATTGATGGTGTAACAACCAATCCTACACTGATTAAGCGTAGTGGAAGAACTCTTCCTGATGTTGCTAAAGAACTGATTTCTTGCTATCCACAGTTTGAAAGTGTGTCATGTGAAGTAGTTGCTGAAACTGCTGAAGAAATGATTGAGCAAGCCCAGCAATTTATTGCATTGGGCAGACCATCAGTCACAATCAAAGTACCCTGTACTGTAGAAGGATTAGTTGCATGTAAGGCGCTCTCATCTTTGGGTGTGAAGACTAATGTTACTTTAATCTTCTCAGTATCGCAAGCAATTCTTGCTGCTAAAGCAGGTGCTACTTATGTAAGTCCTTTTGTAGGACGTTGCAATGATAACTCCTTCAGTGGAGTAGAACTTGTTCGTGCAATTGGTGGAGCATATGCTGCTCATGGGGTCAAGACTCAAATCTTGGGAGCAAGTCTTCGTGATGTTCATCATGTATCTAGATGCTACATGTATGGTGCTGATGTAATCACCATGCCACCTAAAGTATTCTGGGCAATGTATGATCATGTGCTTACTAGAGAAGGTCTGGATCTGTTCCAGAAGGACTGGGAATCAACGTGACTCACGTCCAAATCTTTGTAAGATCTGTTATGCAAACCCCATGGTGTCTAGGTGTCATGGGGTTTTTCTTAGTTTTTGTGCCCATTATTGGTATGCACTTAGTTCACAAATATGGTTGGGAACACTGGGAACCATTTACAAAACCACACAAATGAACCCCGACGAAAAAAGAGAGTTTTATAAATCTTTAAGAGAGAGAATCAAACAATTAAGAATGGAACATCTCTTTGAAGAACCATGTCCATTGTATGAACCTGAGTGGGATGACGATGAAGAATACGAAGGAGAACTATGAAATATCAAATTACTTTAATCGCATGTTTCTTACCACTGGCAATCATCTACATAGTAATGAAACTTGCCGTATGGATAGAAGTAGTTAATTCCGAGCAGGATTATGTCAAACGAGAACCTTTACGAAAACGAGGACCCTTCGTGGAAAATCCATATGAAGATGTTGACTCAGAGGAAGAAGAGTATGGAGATCGCACAGACTATAGATGATGCCCTCTATCAATACTATGTTGTAGAACGTGGTGAAGAGGTTCCTAACTGGAGATATATAAAGGACGCCGACTGGTGGATTGAATATCTAAAACAGTTGGGAATTGATCCGAGGAATCCATGAATTTATTTTTGCGCCCACTAGAAGATGTAAATGATGTGACCTGGAGTATTATCTGGTGTCTCATCATTCTTCTAGCGGGCGTTTCTTATTACATATATACAATAATTGCATTGGCATATGAAGAACTTAAGGAGAGTGAGAAAAGTAAGGAGAGTAGTTCCTTACCTGATCGTAGCACAGACAGTAATGCTGTTCACGATCACGCTAGCGACTATCAAATCAGTGACGACGGAGAATTCTTTTGAATGTCGTTTAGTCACTTCAAGAACAGTAATTTGTAGACAGAGGTAACATGGGAGCAATGACACCACCTAGCAGGAAATCCTGCTATAACTTCAGAGTGATTAAAATTAATCGTGTGGTTGATGGTGATACCATTGATGTCACAATTGATTTAGGTTTTGATCTTTATAAAAAAGAACGTGTAAGAGTTGCTGGAGTTGATACTCCAGAGAAACGCACTAGAGATTTAGAGGAGAAAGCACTTGGAATTGACGCAACAAATTGGATTAAAAAGCATCTTGACTCAGCAATTGCTGGAGAAGAAGATCTTGTTATCAGAACTGAGCTTGTTGGTGGAGTGGGCAAATACGGCAGACTACTTGGATGGCTTTACATCGGAGATGCTGAACTGTCAGTCAACGAAAAAATGATCAGTGAAGGATATGCCTGGGCATATGATGGTGGCACTAAGCAGAAAAACTTTGAAGAACTAAGAGAAATTAGGAGAGCACACGGTACGCTTATTTAATATAAAATGTTCATGGAGAACTATGTCCTTTTGTATAAATACAGCTGAACATAAACCATGTCCAAAATGAAAAGAGCAGTTATTGCTTTTGGAATGTTACTGATGACCGCAAGTGCAGCAAATGCTGGCGGACTTGTTACTAAGCACGCATCCAGTGTTCAGCTAACTGTTGATGCTGCAAGATCTACTGCATCTAGAATTGGTTCCTCGTTCAGTATTTCAGGATCAAATATTGATACTACCGATGGAAGTACTGCAAACACAGTCTCTGCTGGTACTATCACCTCTGGTGTATACAGTCCTGGTACTATTGCAGCAACCCAAGACACTGCGGGTAATGCATTTAGTTTCAGTCAGTCTTACACACAGGCTGACGCAGTTCCAACAGCAGCACCAACTGTAGGAGCAGTTCCAAACTTCTCTTCAGTTACTTCTTACACAGCGGGAACTGCTGGTTCACTAGCAGGTACTATCGGCACTACGGGTGCTATTACTGTGACGGCTGGTGGAGCTGGTACTACTGCTACTGGACAATTCGTGAGTGAAATCACTGTAATTGACTGACGGAGGTCGTCATGAAAAATACGATTATCTGGTCTGTCCTAAGTGTGGCGGTTGCAAGTGTCATACCTGCAACTGCCCTGGCGGTCCCCGTGGTTCCGAACTTCACACAGGGATCAATGACGAGCCACACAGAGACAACACAGAAGATCACAGAAACAATAAACAGCATGGACTATTCCACTGGTTATCAATACTCCGCCACAGGGTCAGGAGTAACAGCTAGTGGTAATCTATCACCTTCAACATCTGAAGTTAACGTAACTATTAATGGAGTGACATCAAAATGGACGGGCGTGAATTCAAAACCGACCTTCACACAGACAACACCAGGAGCAGCGTTTCAGTTCACAGAAACTCTTTCTTCTCCAGGTTTACAAAATCATACGATCATTCAAAGAACAACAGAAGTTACAAGTATAACCGATACTACAAGTATCTTCCAGCAGTAATTTTAAGTGCGCTACTCCCATCTCAATCTCTGGCAGAAACTGTTGGTGGGGTCAGTGCTACCGCTTCTCCTATTGCTAATAGTAGTGGCTCTGTCACAAATCAGGCCATCCAGGTTTTACAAGGACCCTATATTACAAACACTTATGGAAATGGTATTCAATGCCAGGGTCCTACAATGAATTTTACGCCATATGTGACTGGCACAGCATCAGTAACTAGACCGTGGGAATCACATTATAACTCTCCTGTCTACGATATGAGAGATCTTACAGGTGCATTAGATGATGAAGGTAATGTTATTCCTGATGGTGCTCCAGATAATCCTGGCTCCATTTTATATCAAGTTCCTACAAGAACTGGACAAAAAGATAATTACAGTGTTGGTGTAGGTTTTTCCGCCACATGGTCAACACCATTAGACAAGAAACTACAAGAACAATGTAAGGATGCAGCACAAGCAAACATTGATTTTATGAGGCAACAGACTGCCAATAAGAGATTAGATTTTGAGATCGCGAGACTTAAAAATTGTGGAGATTTGATGTTAAAAGGAATTCGTTTTCATCCTAAGTCACCATACTATTCTGTGTGTGCTGACGTGGTAGTGAACAATCCTCCAGGACATTCACATCCTCATGTTCATGCTATTCCCGACCTTTCAAAGTCCGAATTGCCTTATTCCGAATCCGCTGCTGACCTTGGCGCTCCTTTAAGGACTCAACCTTTACGGTCTTCCCCCTAATAGCAGCAATCTTTTTAATAACTTTCTTGACCGTTGGTTTGACTACTTTCAATAGTAGATCTGCCAGCGGTTTTGCTAACAGTGCTGATGTTGTAGCGACCACAGCAATACTAGCAGTAGCAGTTACAGCACCTGCATTAGGAATGTTCCCAACAATCTGATCAACAATATCCAGTTTTTCAGTGACCATCAAACATTCTTTACCTACAACCTCATAACCAGTAATCTTTTTATTACCCTCTAGGATTTTTCCTACAGGGTTTTTTAATTGCTGTTCTCTTGTGGGACACTCTGGTCTGGGTGTTACTGGAGTTTTTGTTTCAGGAGTTTCTGTTTTTGGTTGCTCTGGAGATCTTACTGGAGGAACTGGTTGTTCATAATCAAAATCTAATTTATCTTTATTATAATCTATAGGATTGAATGATGGCACGCCAGCATCACAAAAAGTTTTTACACCTTTTGGATCATCCTCAGAAAGAATACCACTTCTCTCCTTGCTAGTATTTTGTTCATGTGCCTCAACACAACCAGGAATATTAACAATTGGTACACCAATATCCACCGTTACTGGTGGAGCATTAGGAACCGATGGTGGTGTATAACGATATGTAGTAATGGCGTCAATCTTAATATCTTTAATTTCAATATTGACGCCTTTAATTACAGGAATCATATTAGCAATCGTTGAATACTTGTCCTACTTGTGATCCTATTGAAGATCCTGCTTTCTGACCTAGAAGTAATGCCCAACCACCTGCCAACCAACCCACGTAAGGGATGCTCATAGCGGCAGGAACAGCAACGCCAGCAGCGATAGCACTACCTGCCATTGCACCTTGTGATCGTGCTCCAGCGTCCGCCGCTATACACTCGGCGCTTTGGGCATTCGTCTTTCCCTCGGCATCAATTGCACCTCCGATATTACGGGTGCCATCCATAGTGTATTGATCGCGACGATACTCATCACGCATTTCAGTACCACCACGACCAAAGAATCCTGTCTTAGTCTGATTGAGTCGAAGAGACCTTTCAGAGTCTAGAATAGCAGGATCATTTGCACGATACTCAATGTGATATCCATCCTTTCCTGCTTTGATAGTATAGGAAGAATAATCACCACGGGGAATATTAAATGTAGGAACCTGTGGAACTTCTGGTTCTGGTTTCCTATCAATTAAATATCCGAGTAATCCAAGATGAGATATCGCAAACAATGCACCCACGGTGCTGATAAAAATCTTGAATCCTGATGGTTTCTTCTGCTCTGGTTTATTATATTTTTGTGCTAATTCTTCTGGATTTATCATGGCATTGGAACTGGAATAGCAGGACCAGATACTACGGGAGCAGGAGTTGCAGGAATTTGCTCATCCATACCTGTGTAATCTGGAATAGAAGAATCCAGAATATCAGGAACAGCATCTGAAATGGCATCAATTGCACCTGCAGATAGTTGATTAATACCTTCTTGAATCAAGAAATCTTTCTGCATGTATAGATATCCAGCACCACCAATCATACCTAAAGAAGTAAGACCTGACAGCAATGCTACAACGTTAATTAGTTTTTGAATCATTTCTTCGGCTCCACAGCAGAAACAACAGGGGGTTCCTCGTTCTTCTTCTTAGTGGATCCGTTACCACCTGCTTTAGCAGGAGACAAGCCGAACGCAGCTAATGATCCAGAAAACACCGAGGCTATAAATGTGGGATCAAAATCTAGAATCTTTTGACCGTTTGGAAGTCTAACGTAGGAAAATGTCAGGAGAGAGGCAGACCATATAAGTACAACAACTTTCACTAAATTACCAAGAACTTCACTCTTATCATCATCGTCTTCCTTCTCTACCTTAGGCTTAGTATCAGCCATATGTAGAATGCAAGGCTCTTCTATTTAGCGATATAGTTATTCTCCTCCAACCACTCGCGTGTCAATGGTGTTGGATCATAGATCTCCCACATCTTACCAGTGGCACATGCTTCCAATGCTTGAGCAGTCATATCCTCAGTGCGTCCTGCCCACCCTGCTTCTGCTTCCCAAGGCACAGCATTTGCTGGATATGTACGCTCTGCCATAGTGCGCCAGATCTTAGGGACAGACTCTTCTGGTTTGATGATAGCAATCAGACTGTTATCAATCGTTCCTGCCATACAATCTTGTGCAGCATGCCATCCTTCATGTCTAGTGACACTCATGAGTGTAGCTTGACGATGCATGAATGCATCATTCAAAAAGAAGTTATTACCTACAGTATGATACACGCCACGATGTCCTGGCGGAAAATACTTAGTGTCTGCTAGAAATACCCCAACTCCGATCTTATTAAAGGCGCGGATGATGTCATTAAACTCACGATCAACAGCACTATAATTACTGTCGGGATAATGATTGATAATATCTTGAATACTTGTGACTCGTTTAACACCGTCTGTACACTCCCTTAATAACATACATCCCATAGCATCCATAGTGTGGTAACCCTTCGTTGGTTCTGCCTGAACTACAGTGCCATGTGCCATACCTAACAGAGCGCCTGAGATAATTGCTGCCCAAAGATCATTCTTCATGTTTACCTTCAAATAATTGTATAAAGTATTCAGCGTCAACTACCACCAGAGGTTTCTTACCATTCTTTTTGATAACAACAATTGGTTCGTAATCACCGCAATTGGAAGCAGACTGTTCATATGCTTCCCAAATATTTAGTTTCTCAACATTCTTGCATTCTATGCTATGTGGAAACTTTTGACGTGCTGCTCTCGCCATAATTAAATCTTCTCCACCAGCACCCATACTACGAGACTCAATGTCCTCAGGATGAATGTCCAGTGCTTCAATAAGTTTGTCTCTTACCCACTGCTGCAACCGTCTGCCTTTTGCTTTCGCAGACTGTGCTTTCATAAAAAATGCCCCCATCATATAATGGAGGTATTTAGACTACATCAGTGGGTCGTCCCACGGGTCAGGTATTTGAATCTCATTGCTTGGAGAAACCATGCGTCCGTCAGACACTTCGGACCCTCCATAATAATCTTCGCCTGTTTGGCGTTCACGCTCGGATCCGAGAGTGCTCTTTTTTTCCACTCGGGCAATTCTGTCATAGTTTAAAACCAGCGAAAGTATCCTTTTTAACATCCTGTTTAATTCCTCCGACGACATAAGACTCAACCTCAGTTTCTTGTGGTGCTACTTGTAGACCTTTAGATGAGATCCAGTGCTCAGTCCAAGGCAGAGGATTGTTTCGCGCTGGTACATCATAGATGGGTTTCAAACCAATTGACTTCATGCGACGATTGGCAACCCACTCAACGTACTGAGTTAGAAGTTTAGCATTCAGTCCAATCATAGAACCTTCTTTGAACAGATAGTCTGCCCAAACACGTTCTTCATTTACCGCTGTTTCAAATGCTTGGTAACACCATTCTTGTTCTTCTTCAGCGATCCGAGCCATGTCTGGATCATCTCCCTGCTTCCATTTGTTGATAATGTTTTGTGTAAGAACAAGATGTTGGTTTTCATCTCGGGCGATGAGAGAGATGATTTTAGCGGATCCTTCCATAAGCTTAAGCTCTCCAAAAGCAAATGAACATGCGAACGAGACATAGAATCGGATTCCTTCCAGGATGTTGACATTCATTACAGCGCGATACAACTTACGCTTGAGTTCGTAGAGATCATCCTCTGCGAGAGGAACACCTTCAAGATTGTGTTCCCACATGTTACTACTACCAAAGTTTTGTGCATGATTGATGAAGTCATCATACGCTTTGGTAACTGTCTCAGCGCGTGATAAAATCATATCATCTTCCAAGATAGTGTCAAGCACTTCTGCTGGATCGCTGTAGACATTCTTAATGATGTGGGTGTAAGAGCGACTATGAATCATCTCCATAAAACCCCACACTTCCATACATGCTTCTAATTCAGGTAGGCTACAGTAAGGAATAAAAGCCATCCCAGGAGCACGCCCTTGAACGGAGTCAAGCATAATCTGGTACTTGAGATTAGAGGTAAAGATATGCTTTTGTTCTGGACGAAGTGTGTGATAATCTGCACGGTCTTTCTGTAGTGATACTTCTTCAGGTCTCCAGAAGTATCCCAGTTGTGTCTGAGTAAGTTTATCAAACACGGGATACTTATAGGAATCATAACGTTGGATGCCCAAAGGGGCACCGAAGAACATTGGTTGCTTAGTGGTATTAACCTTATCTTTGTTAAATACCGTCATTCCTTTAACTGTTGACATATTGTTACCTGTTCTAAAGTTTACAAGACTCACAATCTTCCTCCTGAGCGTTTTCTAATTGACTGATTAAATTTTCTAGACTTTCTTTTACATCCTCCTTATACTCGTCGGTCTTAATATCATATGTGTTTTGATAATAAGAAGTCTTCCAACCGTACTTGTAGGTTGTGAGGAAGTCTTGTGCCATCACTGATACTGGTACTTCATTGTCAGGATAGTTCTCTGGATTGTATGACCAGTTTCCAGAGATTGCTTGGTCGAAGAACTTCTGCATGATTGCAACAATGTTAATATACCCAGTGTTGCTAGGCATATCCCACAGAAGAGTATAGTTGTTTTTAAGACTCTGGTACTGTGGAACGATCTGCTTAAGGACTCCTTTTTTGCTTTTCTTAATGGACAGAAAGGATCTAGGTGGTTCGATTCCATTTGTTGCGTTTGACACAACGGAACTACTCTCTGATGGCATCTGAGCGGACAGTGTTGAGTGCCGTAGACCGTGGGTGGCGATAGACGCCCTAAGAGAATCCCAATCATAAGTTAGTTTGTTAGGTACAATATCGTCAACATCCTTCTTGTATGTGTCAATGGGAAGGATACCATCACTGTACTTAGTACGATTGAAGTATTCACATACTCCTTTCTCCTTAGCAACTTCATTAGAAGACTTCAGGAGATAGTATTGGAATGCTTCAGACAGTTCATGTACTGCAGTCCAAGCACCTGGATCATCGTAGTGCTCGCCCTTACGAGCAAGATAATGTGCCAGACCAATAAATCCAATACCAAGTGATCTTCGTGCCTTTGTAGAGCGTTCTGCAGCGACTACAGGGTATTCCTGATAGTCAATCAGTTCTTCCAGAGCACGAACAGAAAGATCACAGAGTTCTTCCATCTCAGAAAGTTTATGGATCTTACCTACATTGATAGCAGACAGGATACACAAAGCAATCTCACCCTCAGGATCGTCAATATGATTAAGAGGTTTAGTGGGAAGTGTAATCTCCTGACAGAGGTTACTCATCCAAACTTTATCCTTGAAGGAAGAATGCTCATTACAGTGGTCAATGTTCATGATGTAGAGACGACCAGTCTCTGCACGTTCCTTCAAGAGATCTAGAATAAGTTCTTGAGCTTTGACAGTCTTTCTTGTAATGCTTCCATTAGATTCATAACGTTGATAGAGATCATCAAATCCATCAGTACCAAAAGCATCAGAAAGACCTGGAACATCGTGAGGCGAGAAGAGTGAGATCTCTTCGTCTCTGATGAATCTTTCGTAGAAGAGTTTGGAGATTTGGATGGAGTAGTCAAGTTTTCTTACACGGTTATCTTCGGTTCCTTTATTGTTCTTGAGAACAATAATA